GATATAAATACAATGAATAAAGGAGACTCTATACAATGTCAAAACTAAAAGAACTTCTCTCGTCAGAGATGCCATCATACACACTGACTCTTCCTAGTAACAGCAAAAAAGTCAAATATCGACCGTTTACTGTGAAAGAAGAAAAGGTATTATTGATGGCTGTTGAAGACGGGCGACAAAAAAACCTAACACAAGCAATCATTGATGTGATTGAAAATTGTTGTGGTGATATAAAAAACGCTGGTGAAATTCCTATGATTGATCTGGAATATCTTTTTCTTAGACTTCGAGCAAAATCTATAGGAGAAAAAATATCACCAATTATCACTTGTCCGCACACAGGAGAAAGAATACAACAAGAAATCAATCTTCTGGACATAGATGTTCAAAAAGACAAGAACACTTCCAACAAAATCAAAATTAGTGATAATTTAGGAATAACACTCAAGTACCCTACAGCAAATTCTATGTCAAATGAAAATTTAGACAATGACGAATATGACATTGAAACGGTTATTTCAGTTGTAGCAAATTCTATTGAAGAAGTATGGGCAGACGATAAAATCTACAAATCAGAAGATTTCGAAACTGAAGATTTAGTAGAATTTGTGGAAGCATTATCTCCCGATCAATTTGAGCAAGTAAACGAATTCTTTGAAAATTTACCCAAACTCAATTATGAGTTAGAGTACACAACCAAAGATGGAGAAGAAAGGAAAATAACACTGTCTGGTATAGTCGATTTTTTCGGCTAAGCCTTTCTCATATGTCTCTGTTCTCGTTTTACACATATAACTTTCAACTCAAACATCATCATGGTTGGACGATAACAGAACTTGAAGAAATGATACCGTGGGAAAGGGAAATATATATGCTTCAATTACAAAAATGGATATCAGAAGAAAACCAGAGAAGAGGAAATCTACCATAATAACTAATGGCAAACGAAAAGAATCAACAACCAAATTTCTTTGAGAACAACGGGGAAGATCCTGCTGCCAAAGAGAAAGAAGATAAGCGAGAGAAGAGGGAAAAGAAATCTCATCGCTTACTCGAAGGCATAAAAGAAGCACTCACAAGTGCAAAGTCTACCCGTTCGCCAAAAGCCAAAGCAGAACGAAGACTACAAGATGCAAAAGAAAAAAAGAATGCAGGAATTATCAAAAGATCATCAGTTCGTTCTGCTAAATTTGGTGAATCTCTTCTTGATCAAACGGTAGGATCTAAAGGAATAATTGCAGAATCTATAAAAGGATTTGTTTCACAAATGAATCCCTTGGCTATGGCTAGAGATGCCATCTCTGCTATTCCGGGAACAGGAATGATAGGAAAAGCCTTTAGTGCTGCAAAGGATGTTGAATTTGACGATCCAAACAAAGAAGAAAAAGAAAGAAAAAAAGATAGAGAAGAAAAATTAGATGACAAACGAGAAGATGGACTATTAGATAGTGGAGAACAAACAGAATTTTATCTTGCTGATATTTCAGATGATATAAGTCATGGATTTCTTGAGGTTGGAGATTTGTTGGAAATTATTAGTGAAACTCTTACATCAATGAGAGATTCGGATTTGAAATCAAAACTTGTAGAAAAAGAAGAGAGAAACGAACGAAAAAGAGCATCGAGAAGGATTAATGCTGGTGCTGGTGCTGGTGCTGGTGCTGGTGCTGGAGATGATGATGATGATGGTGGTATAATTGGAAATATACTCGGCGGCGGAGCGGCTGGCATTGGTGCAGTAATTACCCCTTGGCTCACCAAACATATATGGTCCCGCATACCAGGCACAAAAGCAAACAAAGCAAGAATCGCGGCGAAAGCGACGAAAGCGGCGGAAGCAAGCAAATTAGCAAGAGCCAAACGCATTGCGAACATCCGCCGGGCCCGGAATATTGGCGGTGCAGCGGGGAGGGGAGTAAGGGGACTTGGGAGATTTGCAAGATTTGCTGGACCAGCAGCAATGGTAGGTTCATTATTGTGGGATGTAGGTAAAAGTATTGAGCGTCACTATCAGGAAAAAACTATGAGACTAGAAGGAGTTATTGGTAAAGAAGGATTTGAAAAAAGGGGCAACAAATTATATGACCCGGAAACTGGACAGATGTTTATAGATCCTGAATCAAATAAAAGAGATCCTGATACCGGGGCCCCACCAAAATCAGAAGAAAAAGCAAGAGAAAATTCTAGAATCAATACAAGAAGAAATCTAAGAAAAATTAACGAAACAAAAATTCACACAAGACTAACAGACGCATTTAACTTACTCAAAGGAGGAAAAGATGCAGAAGCACAAGGTAAACTATGGGGAGCAAAAGGTCTTTTAGATGATAGAATAAAAATTGCCGGATCTTTAGCACCAAAAACAGAAGGTGAAGCAAAAAAACTTATGTCTTTTGATGACACAGAAGGTATAAAACAAAAAATATTTGAACTACGAGATTCTTTCGGTGGAAGAGGCGGCAAAAGCCTAGACGAAGTAGAAAACTCATTTAATGCTATAGAGGGAATAAGAAAACAAGGGCGGCGTACCAGCGGGACCATTGTCCCTGGCGATATAGGTCAACTTTCCCTAAAACACACAAAACGGCTGGTCGAATCTATTTTGCCCGGTGGAGAACTTCACGGAAAAGTCGAATCAATAACTCCTTTAGAAGGACAACAAACAGAAGGAGTATCACAACCAACCCCAACACAAATACAACCACCACCACCCGGACAAACCATTGCTGGACAAACAATAGACGCAGACAGAGCAAGAATAGATCAAGATGCCCAACAGCAATCTGCAAATACCGTTGCCATCAACAACCAACCAACAACCACCATAGACAATTCAGTAACCACATCTGGTGGTGGCGGAGGCGGCGATAGTCAAATGAATGAACCCGCATTCAACTATTCCAGAGAAGAACGGAAGAGAGGCGAAATATTATAATAAAAACAGAGAGGAAGGCAAAACCTTCCCCTCTGCTGAACCACAACCAGAATCAACGAATTTTAGTCTTCGGAAGCCAATTGTTCAAAGTACGACAACGCATCACTCGCTTCATCATCAGACTTAGAAGTATCTGATGCAGACTCTTCTGTTGTGGGAGAAATGTCTTCTACGGTTTCTTGTGTTTGCTGAGAGGGAGCAGAAGCACGAATGTCTTCTCCCAATACACTATAAAGATGCTTCTTCAAATCCTCATAACTCTTGAAGTTAGCAGGATCAACGAATTCCGTAAGAGAATATTGCTGCTTCCAAACCTCTTCCAACTTCTCATCGTCATCAAAAAGAGCAGAAGATGATTCAAACTCACTCTTATCATAATTGATAAAGCCAGCAACCTTCCGAACCTTCAACTTGAAATTTGCACCTTCCCAAAAATCAAAGGGGTTGATTGCAACTTCATCCTCAAACTCTGGTTGTGATGCTTCCTTGATCTTCTCAAAAATCTTCTGACCATAACGATACAAGAAAACTTTTCCCTCATTCTGTGGATTTGCTGGATCAGAAACGATATAGATGTTCGAAACATAGTTCGTCTTTCTTCGTCTTGATCGAGCAATGTCCTTATCACTCTCAATACCCGAATTCCAAAGTTTACTATTCAACTCCGAAACCGGATCATTCTCACCGAGAGTAGTTCTAGAATTCTCAATGTACCAACCCCCCGGTCCTTGAAAACCATGAGAAAAATACTTCACAAACGGAGTCTCTTCTCCTGCTTCATCTGATGGGGGAAGAAATCTAATGACCGCATAACCATTACTGGACTTGTCCAACTCTGGTCGCCAAAAACGATCATCTTGATAAGACTTCTTGTCTGTCTTTTCCAACTCCTCTGCAAGTTTGGAAATACTGTTTTTCGAACGCTTCTTGAAATCTGAAAATGACATATACTGTCTCCTTATTTTCATGGGGACTCCCCATGCCTAAAAATATAGTAGGAACTCCCTACTTCTTATACACATTATACGGTATATATGGTCGTTGTCAACTTCTATATCGGTAATTTTGCTGAAACTTTTGGAAGCAAATTTAGATCTCTGCCCTCAATTTCAATCTTTTCAATAATTGGCTTAGATAAATACTTTGCTGCTATTTGTGGCTCAATATTGTTCTTATCGCAAACCCATAAAACGGCTTCAATGTATTCGCCACCATGTTTCTCAATATATGATTCCACTTGTGACGATATATCTTCATTGTTTATAAATAACGGCATAATAAATCCTTATTCAATAAGTGTGATTATATAGGTGTTATACCAACTAGTCAACACAAAATCTTATACATATAGAGAAGAAATATTTACCACTAGGAGTAGAACTGAATGGCTGTAATAATAGGTAACGGACAAACTGGTGACGGAATAATTATTGGTGGTTCAACATATGCCATTTCTTCCGATTGGGGGAGTGCTGGTGGTACTGGATTTACACTTACTCATGTTCAGATAGTCAAAGCGGGGTGGGGTGATAACAACAACACATATAGGACTAGTACTTCAACACCATTCCCCATGAAAATTTATGATGTGAATGGAAGCACAGGCGCAAATGTTATTGATGGTGCTTTACGGATTACTGGTGGAGTAAATGTAAATCAAGCCCTTGAGATTCATGGCGGACAACTAGATGGCTGGAATAAGCCGGTTGTTGGTGGTGTTGTTCAACTGGTGGGACCAACATACGGAAAGAGTGGTCCAACCGCATATGCTCCCGGTCATACAAGAGATTATCATTTCAATCCAATCAAAGTAACAGGATCAATTCAAGGATTATCTGCTGGATATCCTTTGAGTGTTACTTATGGGGGCGGTCAACCCGGAAAAGGTCTTGGAGAAGGACTCATTAGAAGGTTGTATGGTGGACCAATTGGTTACACAGGATTCACTGGATATAATCTAATCACTCATGGTGCAGGAACAAACTCAACCGAACTATCAAGAGATGTTGACTATATTGCTGTTCAGGGTGTTTCTGGTGGCTTCGCTCTGGGAGTAACTGCTTCACGCACACAGGGACTAAACACCAGAGATCTTAGATATGATAGAGATGCTGTTGGTATTCATGGTGTTACTGGAGCCAAAGCAATCGAAGTCACTGGCGGTGTACGGATAAATTATGGTCCTGCTGGTGGTAGTTTTGAAATTAGAAGTCTGGCATCCGGTAGAGACAGTGTAGCAATACATGGAGCAGATGGTACTACTGCTGGTATGGTAAAACTCTTACACAGTGATGGTAGTCCAATAGGAAAATCTGCTGATGCACTCAAAGTTGCCATTGATAACGGAACATTTACAGGAACCGTTACACTCAGTACAAATGTATATGTACAAAATGCAACTGGTGGATCTGTCAAAGTACGAGGAATTACAGCAGACGAATTGGTTGTGAAGGGTCCACTTTCAGGCGGCGCACTAGAAGTTGCAAGTCCCAGCGGATTGAATATCCGAAATCTTACTGCAACCGATGTTGTGGGTTTGGGTGGTCAAGCATCCGAAAATCTTGGTAACATTAAATCAGATGTCAATACAACAACTGGTAGACTAGGAAACATTCAAACAAATACTGAAAAGACTGTAGATGCCTTATCAGAAATCAATATGCATGTGGATGCATTCGAAGATAAGGGTACTGTAAGTATTGACAACCCAACTGTCCCATCTGACGGAATTATGTTCAACACTGCTATTCATCGAGTATATCAACCAGATGTATTGATTGCACTAAGCACTGTTGTAGGAACCTCTCCTAAGGTTCTTGATGCAGATACCACTGTGTATAATGGTGTGTATGTATCAGCGGATCCGGGAAATACAAGCAACATTATGGTTGGTAGTGTAAAATTACGACTAAACTCTGCTGCTGGTTATGTTCTTGAACCCGGAGAAAGTATATTCTTACAGATATCCAATCTAAATAAAATCTATGTCAGGGGTATGGATGGAAATCAAACTGTTCGATGCATAGGATCATAAAATGGCATTTAGTCGTGGAAGTCACAGAAGAAAAAAGACATCACCATCCCAAGAGACTAATCCAACCAAAACCTGTCTCCTGAACGAAGGTACTTTTCTTGGATTATTATTCAAGAAAGATGTAAACAACACAAAATCTACTCTTACTACTTTACGAAACAGACCAAATGTTATATTCGCAGAGAAAGATATTATTCTTTTTGATTATAGTTTGTTAGAAGAAACAAACAAAGACCTAGATCAAATACACGCAACTTTCTCTACTCTAACGCCACAAAAAAGCACATTCACTTTATCTAATGCCAGATATGTTCAAGATGACATTAGTATTGATGTCACTATGAATGGAACATATCAATTTCTAAACTTTATAAATGATACCATCATTGTTGCTAAATGGACATCTTCTACGGCTATTGGTAATTATGATAAAGCAAAATGGTCAGGAAAATACTTCCTTGAAACTCCGCAATTCACTGTTGATAAAATATTCTCTTCAAAGAAAATTGATGTTATTGAAAATTTGATACACCAACCAAATTGGTCAGACTGGGGAATAATGGCTGGAGACAAGGTAAGATTCGTCGGAACAAAATATAACGACGAACTTGACGCATTAGTAATCAGCACAGAACTAGATGAAAATATGCTCTCATTGTCTGAAATCAACCAAAATGAAAGTGCTATAGGAACACCAGTCAAAATGCAACTTTGGAGAAATTGTTCCAGTCTAGATGCTGAAGATATTTATGAAACACAAGAACCTACAATAATTCAATCTACGGGAAATAAAAAGGGAAATAAAAAATTCAAGAAGAGGACTATAAGTAATACCTCAAAACAAACTACAGGAAACAGTACTGGTACTGCACGATCCGTTCCCACTCTGCCTCCGCCTTCGGCACCGCCTTCGTCACGCCTGGGTCCGGCTGGCAAAACCACGCCGCTCGGTAGTAATCCTCCCATAGGCTCTTCACAACAGGGGGCCCCCCACAAGTGCGATAGCGATTGCTACGCGTACGGTCGTGACAGCAATCCAGATGGATGTTTCCCAGAAAATTGTAGGTGCTTACGAACAGCATTGTCATCATACAGGGCGGAATTCGCTGAACCCTGCGTGCCTGGATTCCCGACCCTATGCTATCCAGAAGACTTTGATTTTACTTCGCCACCATTTCAAATGATTGATAACGGTGACGGCACTTTCAGCATGGATGCCGCTCGTCATGCCTATTGCAATGACACCCCCTTATATTACCACGGACCGGGAGCGCATTGGCCTGAATGTATCGGCGGTTGGTGCTTCTCAAATTATTGATCCATACGCATAAATCATTCATTCAGATTTGTAGAATCTGGAACAGGATCTGTTTCATATAACATTCTAGAAATCTTATCAGAAAAAGCCCATCCAAACGAACCATCTTCATATTGAAGTTTTACTGCTTCAGTTTCCCCATTATCGCTATCGACTGCATCAACAATTTTTCCCATTTTCATGTTGTTTTTGTTGACCACTGATTCGCCAAGTTCATATCGTTCCATAGTATTATCTCCGTTATACATCAAGGTTTTCCCAATCATGATTTGCCATCAGATGCATCGCCCAATGACCAAATCCGGTTTGTGGTGATTGTACTTCATCACCGATACTCTCAAAAACGAATGGTCTACCATTCACCTTGCTTGTGTATATAGGCGAATCGTATCCCATTTTCCCTTTATTGAAAATTTCTTTCTTATGATAACCAAGCCAATTGTTGTCACACCGATTAGTTCCAATCAAATATGCTTTAGATTCTCCTTTGATAGCACCTTTAGGAATGAACAAAATACTATCCTGCTCAAATATTTCACCAAGTTTCAATAGGTCTTTTTCAAGAGTACCTTTATCATTTAGATCAACAACAAAATAACTTACTTCCTTAGTAGTCTTTCCGCCCTCAGGATATGATCCTTGAAGGGTTGTTACTCCATACCCCTTCACCTTCAACTTTGCAAGAAGACTTTTATTTCGTTTTTGGTTGTCTTTCTTGCTGTATATTTTTCCTTCTCCACAATCAGATCCCTTTCGAAATGCTGTTAGTGCGCCACAATCATGTTCTTCGTTATGTCTCCATAAGCGAGAAAGAGAAGATTCGTTGATTAGTTTCTTATATGATTTCATTTTGATCTCCGATATTATATATCAATACGGTTATGAATGATAGAATGGGGCGAGCCGGATTCGAACCGGCACTGTAGCGATTTTAAGTCGCTTGCCTCCTGCCTGTTGGGCTACCGCCCCTGTATTATAATTTATTCATTCCTTCATTAGTTGTATAGAAAATTTCATCAAAAATAACCTTACACCAAGGTAAGCATATATCACAAGGTTTACTCATACGCATATTACCAAATCTATTGAATCTAAAATTCACCAATTTCAAATTATTCTTCTGACCTTTATAACGAATCAATGCATCCAATTCAGAATGAACTTCGTCGAACTGATATCCATACTGTTTTGCCATAGGATGTGTTCTGAAATGGTTTGTCCCTATAGAAACTATCTCATTTTTCTTGACAATTATAGAAACATGTTTCTTTGGTCTGGGGATGTTGATAGAGATTGGTATGGCAATATCAATAAGTTTAGGAATATTCATTTCTACGCCACCAGCAGATAACCAAAAACAAAAGCATAAAAAGAAATCACACCAGCAATTGCAAGAACAGCAATAATTTTTTCTTTCTTAGTCAATTTGTCATAAGGATAAAGTGAAAACATTATAGGAAAAAACTCTCCAACAAATCTTGATCATTTCTTATCTCTTGACATTTGATTTACTGTATGTGGTGACGATAATAACTATGCATTCTCATCAAATCAATTTCATTTTCATCCACATCCGTCCAAGATTTTGTTCTAGGATCAAGTTGGTATTCAACATAATAAGAATCACCGCATTCTTTCGGTGCATCAACAACAGTTCCGACATAATTATAACCATCTCTCTTCCAAAAAATTTGATCTCCGCTATCTACAACCAACATTTTTTTCCACCTTACAGTCATTTTAGTTTTTTCTTCCAGACTTTCTTAGACCATATTTGTTCTTTTTACTCTTTCTGGGTCTTCCTACCTTTTTATTTTTGCCCCAAATAGACTTTTGTATATCGTTGTTCTTTGCCATTACTACTCCGTCAATTTCAATTCTGGAACAGCACCAACAACACCAGAAGTTTCTGGAATTATCAAGCCACTACCAAATGCGGTATTGTATTGGTTCAAGAATTCGCCAATAGGTGCAACTATAAAAATTACATGTTGCTTGGAAAGTTCCAAACCCTTCTTGAGTTCCTCATCATCACAATACGGAAGATAAGGAGCAATGCCAATTCTTCCTTCACCCGCTGGTATAATAATAGCAGGATTAGACAAAGTAATAGTATCATCTTTCTCTGTTACTTTACCAATAATCTCTTCGCCAGTCTGCAATCTAACAATCTTTACTTCACTCATTTTTTGATTTGCCTTTATTCTTGTCTTTTACTTTCTTTGTGGTTTTCTTTTTAGGAAAAGCCTTTTCCCAACCTTCATCCCATTTCTTCCAATTCACTTTACGATATTTACTTCCTTTACCCGCTTGACCATCAACCATCACTACAATCGTTTGTTTCACCTGGCAACGATTCAATCCATTCGTTAGCAACACGAATATCTTCCATTACCCTATCACATTCGCACTTATCAATAGGTGTACAATTACACTTTTCATAAAGAAGTTTGGCTTTTAGTCCGCTGATTATCTGATTGTTTAGTTCCATAATTTTCTCCTTCTGAACAATCACAATTATATATTATGTATATTGACATTTCAACAAAAAAAGAGTAGGTTTTCGTAGTTGTCCGAATGTTGGGGGACACAACTACTACACACCTACTCTTTTTGTTCGTTCCCACCGCGAAGCCTGACGGTGCAAAGGCGGTGAAGTGTCTTACCACTCTTATCCTCATCCAAGTCCCTGAATGAGGCTACGGAGGCTTCTGATCCATACGCTTACGCGAATTCCGCAAGAACGAGATGTTCAATGCCTGGGAAGGAATAACCACACCTTCAACTTTCGGGGTCAACTGGTTTGTTAATAACCCTACTTGTACCACCACTGCATTAGTCAAATACTGCTTCACTCATTTGAGCATCCGCACCCCACCACAGGGAGCAATGTACTTTAGTCCGCATGACGAAAACTTGTTCAGTCACCAGGCTGTGCAGGTGATCAAACCCTGCACTTATTATTTAGTTTTCAAAATCCTTAGATGGGGTTTCCCCCACCGAAGGAAAACTACTCTTTAGAGCATATATCGGTTGCCGTTGTCATCAAACCCATAGGTTCGATTGCCGGGATGGACATCTTCCATGAAGTACCGAGTCTTTCCGGTAGGTGTTTCTTCAGAAACAATTGCCCAATTACCATACTCTTCGACGGTATTCTTGATGTCGCTGATAGTGGCACGAAGATTAGCAACACCAAACTTCGACCTTGCCTCATTTGCTGTGATTCCCTTACCCTTTGAAAGATAATTGATCACTCTACGCTTCTTACTCATTGTTGCCATATGACAAACTCCTGTTTTTTGCGGCACTTACCAAATTCAAGGTAGGGATACTTGCCGCTCTGTATCCGTTCCTTTATTGTTATACAAGTAGTATACTTTGCCACTTACTGATAGTCAATTCTTTTTTTGAACGAATTCGTAGATTTTTTCTGCTTCGTTGCGAATGGCTTCTGTGGTAGGGAAAACTGGCCGTTCTTCAACAGGACATTCGCCAGTTGCTTGTTCATCAAACTGCCAGTCTTTCCAAACTTCGTGGTCACTATAGAATCGGTCCATAAGACCTTGTTTTGCTTCTTGCCAGATATCAAACCGCAGTCGTGTTTG